TTGTTTTCTTAAAAATTCTATATTTACTTTATTTAAAGCCATAGATTCAAGATGTTTTTCTATCTTCTCCGTGGTCTTGTACAAATCCTCGATCATCATAAATTGCTCGGAATCTGCAGGAAGCGATCCTAATTGACCCCGAGGCCATTTGATTCTAAACTCTGTGTTCTCAGTTAAATCTTTTTCCATTAGTTCTAATGTAGTTGAAATTTTGTTTTGTGTCTCAATGATACCGAAGTAAGCCCAGGTGCCGATCGCGACCATACAAATCAAACTGGCAACCGTTTTCATCGGCATTTGAACCGCTGCTTCTTCTGAAATTTTGAGTGCCATTATTTATACCCGTAACCTTTTTTTCTATTCCCCCATAACTTCTGCCAACTCCATACTTGAAGTTTACCAGAGTAGTGATTTATAAATAAGAGTAAGTTTTTCATTAGTTATAATTATATCCTGTTGAGGGTTGATTTGATTCTAGAGCTTCAAATAATTTTTTATGTTGTTCTATAATCTCTTCATCTTTATCCATCATTTGATCCATTTTATCTTGAAGTTTTTCAACGTGTCTCTCTAGTTTATCAACTTTGTCTAGTTGTACTGCTTGAGTTGTAGAAAGATCAAACGTACGAGTAAGTGTCCAGCCAGCTAGGGCTAGTAAAATTCCCACAAGTAACGTCATTAATTTTTCAATCATGTTTCCATCTCCAGGTTTGAGTGATAAATCTTTTTTCGGAAAGCTTATCATTCTTTGAATCTGTATCAGTTGTACCATATTCCACTTTAGTTTCATAGGGTACCATTTGATGATTACATCCAGATAAACCTATAAAAATAAGTATAAATACTAGAATAATAATTGCCCACTTCTCCCATTCATTATGAAATAATCTCATGAGGCATTAATCCTGCTTTTTCTTTTTATTTTTTTTCTTTCGTTTTTGTTTTCTTTTTTCGGCTTTAACATCTTCCAAAGTGTTCCATACAGCTTCTTCCATATCTTTTTCAATGTGTGTAATTTTTTCTTTAACCAAAACCATATCTTGGGAGAGTGAGAACGTTCGTGAAAGCGTCCATCCTCCGAGAGCAATGAGAACAGCAAGAAGTGCGGTGATGATTTTGTCATTCATTATTGGCAACTCTCACATTCCTCAGTGTCGTCAATAACACATACATTACTTTTCGGTCGAGTTTCATATGTTGAGTCGTGGGCTCTATCTTGTTGACTTATACACTCACAACTTTTACAAGCACACGAGCCGTATTCATCTGCGTGTAAATCTCCGCTACAATGACAATCGTGAAAACATTTAGTGCATTTAGCCATTATTTTCCTTTTGGTAAACCACTTGCTAACCAATTTAAAACTTTTTTAAAAGGCCAACAAATAACTTTTTTAATTTTTTTAATCATTTTTTTTCTCCTCAATTTTATAGAAGAACTTATCAGTATCTTCTGTTTTCCATTTATCCGTATCTTCTACATTCCAATCACTTGTTTGTACTTTCCAGTCAGGAATTTCGTCCCTAACTGTGAACGATGGAATATTCCATATGATACGATTGTTTGGCTGAGCCGCATAGTTGCCGTCATCCAAAGCAAGTATGTGAGCGCACTTATGTTCGTGCGGGATTTCTGAATGATCTGTATCTACTATATTACTCTCTGGGTGGGCCCAGTCAACAGTAAAAAGATATTTTCCTGGATGTGTTTTCTTGTCTTTTCCGAAATATTCACCACACTGGCTAGCTAGGATGTCATAAGAAGTGACAGAAGGATAATAACTAAAACAATTCCAAAGCTCCAACTCATCAAGTCGACGTTTAGGTACTTCTTTTGCCTCAAAACCTTTTTGTATGAATGCAGAGATTGGTAGGCGGTAGAAGACTGCACCGTTTTCCATAATTGCATGGAACAAAATCGGGCGACCAGTAATCGAAGCCAACCCGAAGATAATACAATCTTCAACTTCGCCATGATGAGTTTTAAGATCATAGAGATATTCTCTCCTGATCTGTGCATACGTCACAGGAATGTTTGCATTCAGGTATGACATGAGACATAATTAGTTTGTAATTAAATGTACTACTATAATTACAGCGATGATAGCTACAGCTGTAGCTTTTTTGTTTCCGATAGCTAACTTCCATATTCTCTTAGCTTCGTGTATAACTTTTTCCATAGTTCCTCCTCTTTTATTTTTCTTCTATTGTACCCCAATTTGGCCCGGATTCATAGTCTACTTTGTTGGGAACTTCAAGTGAAACTGCATGTTCCATTATCTCTTTTATTTTATCTGCGTTGTTGCTAACTGATACATCTAATTCATCATGCACTTGTACATGAGGTATGATACCTTCTTTATGTAATTCAATCATAGCTTTTTTTGTCATGTCCGCAGCTGATCCTTGTATCAATCTATTTAAAGCTTTGTAAGTGTAAGCACGTTTAATCCCTGGTCCGTGTTCCAAGAGCGCTGCATCATGAGGCAATGCTTTATGAATCCCGAATTGATTTGGTTCCCATAAATGGAAACGACAAAGTCGACCAAGAAGAGTTCTAATCTTACCAGCATTCTGTGCTCGACTCATTACATTGTCCATAAGTTTTTTAACGAATGGTACTTTGTCATGATACTGTCTAAATAAATCTTCCGCTTTATCTTTAGATACACCGAGTTCTGCTTGTAGTTTATTTTTTCCCATACCATAGAACAGACCAAGATTTATAACCTTGGCCTGTGATCTAGGTATCTCTGCCATGTCAGCGACGATGTCATGAAAGTCGGCATCCCCCTCTCGGTAGGCCTCCAATACTTCGTCCACTCCATAGAGATTCTGTAAAGCTGCATAATGTACTACCAACCTAGGCTCTTGCTGAGAATAGTCAAAACAACCCCATGTATGGCCTTCCTCGGGTATAAATAATGACCTTATCTTAGGTCCAAGTTCCTTGTTTCTAGCCGGAATCTGCTGGAGATTCGGGTTAGAATAACTAAATCTACCGGTTACTGTACCTCCATTATCTCCTCTTAGTTGGTTAATTTCAGCATGAATTCTCCCTTTGTGGTTATGTTTTAATATGGTATCAATGAAGGTGGTATGGGCCTTGTTTATTTCACGAGCCTGGGCAATTAGTTTCACTGTTGGGTGGGGGTGATTCTGTAAAAAGTTTTTAGTAAATGATGGAGAATTTGTTTTATCGGTGCGGTCAAATGGTAGGTGAAGTTTTTCAAAAACTCGAGCGATACTCCTTGCCGCCCATATTTGGGTATCTACTCCAGTTTCTTTTTTTACTTTTTGCAGTAATTCTTTTTCTTCTTTACTTAACTCTTCTTTTAATAGGTGAGCTTTTACTACATCTACACGAACTCCTAAAAACCGCATATCTACGAGGCAGGGAAATAGTTCAGTCTCTAAATCAAAAATAGATTGTATATCTTGGAACTCAATTTCTTTTTTAAGTTCTTGCCAAAGAGCTAGAGTTATCTCAGCATCTTTTTCTGCATATTCACCAACATAAATGGCAGGCAGCATATACATTTCTGCTTTGGCGTCAACCCCCCACGACTTCGCTGCTTCATATAAATTTGTTTCACTTTTTGTTTTTCCGGTGTATCTTTTAGCACAGTTGTTTAAGTCATAACGCATTTGATTTTCATCAACGACGGCCGATGCAATCATCGTGTCAATTATTTTTCCGTTAATACTTAAACCTGTTGCGCGTATAAAACACACGTCATACATGGCGTTATGAAATATTTTTATAGCGTCCGTGTTAAGGACTCCTTGAAACCATTTTAAAACTTTCTTACGATCCATATTACCACCACCTTCGTGAGCAATTGGATAATATCCAGACCAATCATGTACAGCTACTGCTATACCAACGATTGCTCCTCTACCAGTTATTGAACCTGATCCCATTTTAACTAGGTCAGGGTCTTTTGTTTCTAAGTCTATTGCAATCTCATCGTACTTTGATAAATCCGGAAAGTCTTGCGGTGGTGTCCATTCTACTTGTGGCGCGAATAAAGGTTTTTGTATCATTTAAAATAATTAAAGTTAAGGTTGATTCTAGCTTGTTGGTCTGTGCATGTAGTACTATTGTGAGTAACACTTGCATCAAAAAACAAAGCCTCGTTTGCTCTACTTGGTATAAGTTTTTTACCTATACGTGTTCCTCCATTACAGGTATTTAAAGACAATATTAAACCTTTGTGTTTAAAGTCATAATCTTTATGTGGATAATGGTGTAGTAAAGTATCTGTTCTAGGATATAAATTTAATTTAACTCTTATCAATGCTTTTACTTCAAGTATATCCCAAATAAGAGGTTTTAATAAATCATAGTATTGGCTTGTAACACCGTTGTTAAAAAGAATATGAGTAAAATAAAAATGTTCTTTAAGTATTTTTCCAGTCTTGTAAGCAACTCTCTGTTGTCTATAAAATGGAAAGTTTGGATCGTCATCTACAAACGCTTTTGTAAGTTGTTTAAAGTAATCTTTGTCTAAAAAATTTTTTACTACTCTCACTTAATTATTCCCCATGAGTTATTTTTAGTTGGTGTTTTATTTTCAGGATAATCTCTTTCGAGTATCATCTCTAAAAAATGTATAGCTTTCAATATATCTTCCTTCTTTCCTTTGAGTCTGTGACGACAAATATATTTTATAGCGCATCCTTCCGGAAAAAGCAATTCATTTTCTACAACAAATTTGCTTGGTTGAATTTTAAATTTTTGGTAGTGTGATCCACCGTGCTGTTTATCCCAAACACTCATATCTGAAAACTTTTAAAATCGTCTTTGGGTTGGATAACATGTAAGTTTTCTTTTGCTCTGGTTGCACCTACATAAAATAATCTGTTTTCATCGTCGGGATTTTTTTCATACGCTTTGTTAGTGTTGTGTGTAAGATCAGTTAATAAAACTACATTTTGTTTTTCACCACCTTTTACACTATGTATAGTGGATAATTGTATACGAGGATTTTCGTTCAAGCTTTCTCCATTTCTTCTCATAGCTCTTATATATTCTTTTCTGTGAGTTGAACAATCATCAAATGCATGAAACCAATCAGTCTTAATTTGAAGTCCATAGTCTTTAACTAATTGATCTATTGTATAAAAAGATTCTTTCACCATTCCTTTCATTTGTTTCTTATGCCAATGACCTGGACCCATATATTTAGCAATATTTTCTAATTGTTTATAGCTTAAAAATTGTCCTTTTAATAAGTGATGCCAATCAATAGCTGCTTCTTGGATATCTTTTTCAAAAGATTTTTTGAATTTATTTTCAAAATAGAATCCATTGGTTGTTAATGTCTCTTCTATTGCATCTAGCATGTGGCGTGTTCGTGTTAGAATCATCCATTCACCTTTGCTTAGGTCAACATCCTCAAAAGATTCATACATATTAACTGAGCCCTGTACAGTTTTTGGTTTCCATTCTTTATGTATTCTATTGGAAACTCTCTCTATAATTTTCATAGCAAAGTCATGAACACTTCTCGGTATTCTCATTGATTGAGTTAGGTGTAAAAGTTTACCAGTTTGTGTAATGAATCTGTCTACATCAGCACCAGCCCATCTGAAAATAGCCTGGTCGTCATCACCCGCAATAAAAGAATCTTGAGTATTAAAATGATTCACCATATCCCATTGCATACGAGATAGGTCTTGAGCTTCGTCAATAAATACTACGTCAAATTTAGGAGACTTATCTGATTTAACAAAGTCTAAAATCATATCGTTAAAATCTGTTAGACCATACTCTTTTTTATATCTGTCTAATTCATTAGCAATAATCTCTAATTTGTCATATTCTACATCTTGGTTATGTTCTCCAAGACTAAACTGTTGGTCCACTGTAATATTTCGTAACTTAGCGAGATTAATTATTCTAAGATAATCACTTTTAGTAGTAAACAAACCAGTTTCTTCTTCATCATAGTCATTATAATCTAAAGGTATATTTATTTTTTTGCCTAGATCTTCATAGTGTCTACGTTGCATAACATTTTCTTTTCTAATACCTAGTCTTTGAAATGCCAAAGAGTGCAGGGTTCTGAAATATGGGAGATCATCCTCGGATAAATTAAATTTATCCATTGCTCTTTCTTTAGCTTCATTAGCGGCTTTTTTTGTAAAGGCAAAATAACCCACTTTATCTGGATCAGTTCCTTTTAAATAATCATCTACTTTATTTAAAAGTGTATGAGTCTTTCCAGTTCCTGGTGGTCCCAACACTATTGTCTTCATTATATTTTTCCTTTTTTAACTAATTTTTCTTCCCAGCATATATCTCTGGGTCTAGAAACTCCCTGGTTATTTATACTAGCATTCACCCAGCGTAAATTGCTAGCTCTATTATCTACCCTGTCTCCGTTTTTATGATCAACTAATGTATATTTTTTTGGAAATGGGTTTTCAACAAAACCTATAGCATTTACTCTATGATATTTAACATCTACTATGATTATTTTTCCATTCACCACCACATTAATACTAGATCTCAAATAAGACTTAGCTAAATTCATAGCTAGAATTTTTCCGGTGTCTTCATTCTTTATAAATGGATGAGTTTTTCCTAGTTCTGGTCTATAGGGATTTACAAAACCTTCTTTAAAAAGAATAAATTTTCCTTTAGGTACTAAACTATA